TCATTTTGGAAGCAGTAGTCTTGATAACATTGTTAATCGTGTCCGTTACATGGCAAAAGGACTTAACTGTGGCTACGTGGTCTTGGATCACATTAGTATCATTGTTAGCGGGGGTGACGTGGGCGATGAACGAAAGGCTCTTGACGCTATCATGACACGCTTGCGGATGTTGGTACAAGAAACAGGGATTAGTCTGTTATGTGTGTCGCACCTAAAACGTCCTGAAAGCAAAGGGCACGAGGAAGGCGCTGTTACATCGCTGGCTCAGTTGCGAGGCTCAGGCTCGATAGCCCAGTTATCTGACATTGTGATCGGACTAGAGCGTAACGGACAGGCGACTGACATGATTGAAAGAAACACTACTCATGTTAGGGTTTTAAAGAATCGCTTTAGTGGCTACACTGGCGGTGCTGGCGATTTGCTATACAATCCATCAACAGGCAGAATGTTAGAGATACAGGAAACTATATGAAAGATGATTTACTAGAAAAAGCATTGAAGTACGCAAAGCATGACGACTATAATGTTACCCGTAAAATCATCACTGATCTATGTAACGAAATAGAGCGATTGCGTGAACTTAATAAAGATGTCTTTAGCAGGATTCAGGACAATAAAGAAATCTTTAATCACGCTGAACGCTATCTGTGGCTACGCAACGCAGCATGGGATGTTCCTCCGGGGGCGTATGCACCGATTGTGGTGATATGCGATAACAAGATGGCAACATGGGAATGGCTTGATGGCACTGCTTTGGATTTGACAATTGATAAATGGCGTAACGATGTTACTCTTTAAATGGGTTGCTACTTGTCTTTGCTTAGTCGGTATCGCATTAACCAGCTACAATATCTATCCGATGAACATTGTTCTTAGTGCTGTTGGTAGTGCGCTGTGGGCTTGGGCTGGATGGAAGCAACGGGACAATCCGTTATTGATTGTTGAAGCAGTAGCAGTTTTCTTTTATGCGTCTGGATTTATTACATGGATGATGTAAGCAAAAGAGTATTTGATTTAGCAAGAGGATGTATTGACGAACTAGAGAAGCAAAATAAGTACATTCAGTTATTAGAAGAGTATATTGAGGAGTTAGAGAATGGTGTGGAAGTGTCCGCCGTTAAACCTGTTCAATTGGAACAACCTTTGGAAATGGAGAAAGCAAATGACAACATGGACGACAGAAGACCGGATGCATTGCGTAATCGAAGAAATGCAAAAGGAAATAAAAGAACTTCAGGATCAGTTAGTGATAGCGAACATGGAACTGACAATAGCGATGGCGGAAGTGGAAGCACTGAGGTATCAATTGATAACAGCAACGCAGGGTAAACATTAATGGCACATCCTGATCAACTATTTGGAGATACGACTTATGCTCAACATGGAGACGATCTTATTATTCGGGCTATCTTTCACAGTCTCGGTATTGCTACTCCTTCATACTTGGATGTGGGAGCGCACCATCCGGAACGGATTAGTAATACTAAGCTGTTCTATGACAGCGGCAGTCGGGGTATTAATGTTGAGCCAAATCCTACTTTATATCGAGCATTCCTAGAACAACGACCACAAGATATTAACCTTAATGTTGGTGTGGGTATTCAATCAGAATTTCGTGAATTTTACATGATTGATAGCGAATCTGGACGAAATAGCTTCCTTAAAGAGGTTGCTGAAGGATTTGTAATTGATTATCCGCAGTTCTCTATTACCGACATCAAAGAACTACCAATCTTCACAATTGACCAGATACTCAAGCATAGATTGACACCTGACTTTCTGACAATCGATATTGAAGGAATGGACTATGAAGTACTGCAGAGCATCAATTATTGCCTACACCCGTTTAAGGTAATCTGTGTGGAGTTGCAACCCTATAGCGAAGAAGATATTCGCACACTGATGCACAATGTAGGCTATTCTGCAATCATTAAATGTGGTTCTAATTTAATATTTGTTGACAAAACACTCGCACATAGAGTAAGATAATTCTATGCGATTATTACTTGACATCGAAACCACATTAGATCATAGTAAGATTTGGTGCGTTGTTACAAAAGATTTAGATACAAATGAGGTAAAGGTATGGAAAGAAGCAAACGACTTATCGGAGTACATAAAGGCAGCGAGTTTGATAGTGGCTCACAATGGGATAGCATTCGACTTTCACTTACTCAAAAAGTTATGGAAATGTCAGATTACATTGAAGAGAGTCGAAGATACGTTAGTTCTAAGTCGCTTACTAAACCCAAGTCTAGAGGGCGGACACAGCCTAAACAACCTAGGGAACTTATTAGGAACACAGAAAATTGACTATACTAAAATATGGTCTTGGATTACTGGTATAAATTTAATATCGGATAAAAAGCACATTGGTTACAATGGTTATTACGAAGGGATGCAATTTGATAAACCGCATATTCCCTTATTGCATTACTATTGCATTAAAGATGTAGAAGTGTTACATAAGGTTTATAGTTATTTGAAGTATGAATTAAAGAGGCAAGACTTTTCAATTAAATCACAGGAGCTAGAACATGAAGTACAAGCAATCATCGCCCAACAAGAAAGAAACGGTTTCAAGTTCAATGAACAATCTGCTATGCAATTATTGGCTGAATTTAAGACTAGGTTGGAAGCTATCACTGTTGAAATGCAAAGCATTTTTCCTGCCAAAGTCACTACTGGACGCACCCACAAAACCACCGGTAGACCCCTTTCCGACATCGTGGAAGACTTCAATCCCGGAAGTCGCAAGCAAATCGCAGAAAGGCTCATCGAAAAAGGCTGGAAGCCGAGCAAGTTCACCGAGAAAACAAACGCCCCAATCGTCGACGAAACCACGCTCGAAGGCAGCGACATCCCCGAAGCGAAAGCAATCGCCGAGTACTTGATGTTGCAAAAGCGTATTGCACAGGTTGAAAGCTGGATTGAGGCAATACAGGCTGATGGGCGTGTTCACGGTAGGGTTATTAGTAATGGTACAGTTACTGGGAGAATGACGCACATTAAACCGAATATGGCACAGGTTCCAAACTCTATTGCAATTTATGGACCTGAATGTCGTGATCTTTGGACAGTTGAGAAAGGATGTAAGTTAGTCGGTATCGATGCAAGCGGTTTAGAGTTGCGGATGCTGGCGCACTACATGAATGATGATGAATATACGAATGAAGTTGTTTCCGGCGACATACACACAGCCAATCAAAATGCGGCAGGATTGGAAACGAGGAATCAAGCTAAGACGTTTATCTATGCCTTCCTCTATGGCGCAGGACCTGCTAAGATCGGGTCGGTTGTTGGAGGCACGTCGAAAGAAGGACAAAAGCTCATTACTAATTTTCTACGGAACACACCGAAACTACAAAGGCTCAGAGAGCGTGTATCTGAAGCGTTTACTGCGAGGGGAGTCCTACTCGGTCTTGACGGACGCAAGCTACTCGTTCGCTCGGAGCATTCGGCGCTCAACACGCTACTGCAAGGCGCTGGTGCGATAGCCATGAAGCAAGCATTGGTATTATTACATAAAGACTTGACAAATCGTAAAATACCATTTAAATTAGTAGCTAATGTTCACGATGAATGGCAGATTGAAGTTCCTGAGAAGTACGCTGAACAAGTTGGTAAAAGTGGGGTTACAGCAATTACCAAAGCTGGTGTAGAATTTAAGATGAACTGCCCTTTAACCGGCGAATATAAAATAGGCGATACATGGAAACAAACCCACTAGATCGTGAAGATAAAGAAATTGAAGGTCAGGTACTGATTGTGTTGTATACTGATCGCACCTTTTCTATCGGTACGTCTGTTGATTTAGACACAACTCTCCAATGCTTAGCAGCTGCGGTTGATGGTCTTGTCGAAGAAACAATGGATGGTATTGAGGAAATGAAGTCTTTCTCCGGAAAGATTCACTAGCAGTATCTTATTAACCGCAGTATAACAAAGGAGTTATCATGGCAAATATTGAAAAGCCAATTAAGATTGAAGCAGAAGTACAGTGGGCGTTCTTTACCACTAAGAATGAAATGTCAGGTAAGTATCAAGTAGACCTTACCAATCTCAGTAGCGGTGCTGTTGAAGCACTGCAGTCGGCAGGACTTGAGCCACGCCAGCGTGAAGACAAACCTGAGAAGGGTTGGTTCATTACCGCTAAGAGTAACTACGCTATTGAGCCAGTTGACAAAGGCGGTGAGAAGATTACCGAAGTTGTTGGTAATGGTTCTAAGGCAGTAGCAATCATTAAGCCGTATGAGTGGAGCTGGAAGAACAAGAAGGGCGTTTCTCCATCGTTAATGAAGATCACTATCACTGATTTACAGGTTTACAGCAGTGATTCTGAGGAACTTGAAGACGACGAAATTCCACTATGAAAGCTCTCGTTGATGCCGACATTCTAGTATACCGATTTGGTTTTGCATCGGAAGGAGACCCAGCAGAGTTTGCGTTAGCTCGTCTATCCGAATTCTTGGACAATCTCAGCTTGAGTGATGGCATCGACGAAGTGTGGGGCTATTTAACAGGTAAAGGTAATTTCAGAAATGATATTGCTGTGACTGCTCCATACAAAGGCAATCGTATACTTGCAAAGCCGTATCATTATCAATTGCTGCGTGAGTATATGGAAAGAGCTTGGGGATTTGAAGTCATAGAAGGAATGGAAGCGGATGATGCGATTGGTATCGAAGCCTATCGTAACGAACCAGATGAGACACTCATTGTCAGCATTGACAAAGACCTCAACATGATTCGTGGTCATCACTATAACTTTGTGAAGGAAGAAAGGTATTACGTCACAGAGGAAGAGGCTATTCGTAACTTCTATCTTCAAATCCTAACAGGCGATAAGATTGACAACATTATTGGACTATCCGGCATTGGTCCGGTGAAGTCCAAGAAGTTGTTGGTAGATTGTAATAATGAATTAGAGATGTACGAAGCTGTATTGAAAGCGTAC